TCCGTCACTATCTCTTGCTAATAATAAATCATAAGCATCTTCATCAGTATGATTAGACGGAATGTCTCGTAAAGATTGACGCCAAGTTTTTATATTGTCTGGCATTGTTACATCAGAGTTAGCAAGGTAATCTGTTTCAATTAATTTTTCTAATCTTATTTTTTTAATTTGTTTTAATTTTAAACTTGGTAAATTATTTTGATATTCTGTTTGCAAAGCATTATATTCTGTAATTTCATCAGCAGTCATATCAACTAAAACACCATTAATACTTTGTTTCATTATGTTATTACTCCGTACATTCTAATTTTATATGAGTTTACATTGCCACTATTGAAGTAAACTTTAATTCCTGTAAACGCTGTTGTGTTGTAATTATTTGAAGATACATAAAAATGAGCAGCTTGAACGGAATCAGCATCGTAACTTCTATAAGTACCTCTACCAACTATATAATGCATTGTAGCATTACCATCTACAGTACCAGGTCTGTAAATATCAAATAATGCTCTAACTCCATGTTCACCATTTCCTGTTTGAATATTATGAGTAAGAACACCATGGTCTGTTGCACCTCCACTGCTCACAGAATATTCATCTGTAGTTCCTTGTCTTAATTCTAATCCAGTATATGTATAACCACCACTTTGGTCAGAGCTATCGCTTTTTCTCCATTTATATCTCATTTCTACATTACCACTTGCAGGTAACATATAGTCAACCATCATCATGTAACGAGTATAGGTATCACTAAAAACATTATCAAAAACAACATTTGCTACATCTACAGTACCAGATTGAGAGCCTACAGAAACAAAAGCACCACTAGGTAAATATTGTTTCTCTACATATTTAAGATTACCACTATCGCTAGCATCGGACACCAAAAACTTGTCAGTATCAGCTAAAGACGTAATTGCCGTTTGACCTGTGATTGCTGTTATATCTAAATGTTCATCAGAGATACTATCGTCAGCTATCTTACTTCCATTGACACTATCTGCACCAAGTTTAGCTGTCGTTATGGAACTGTCGGACACTGTTGTTAGTAGTCCAACTCCATAATGGCGAATACCATTACATACTGAACTACCACTAGGAGTAAAATCAAAAGTAACTGTAGAGCCACTAACAGTATAGTTGCCAGATTGTATTACACCATCAATTTGAATTTGTAATGCGTCTGCACTTACTGGAACAAAAGCTACTGAGTTTTGTGTTAGGTTAAATGTTGCGTCACTTCCATTGAATGATAAATTATCTAAAGTAGATATGTTATCTATTTGGTCTATTCCTCTGCCTATGTAACTCATTCGCTATCCTTTATTTCTTGTACTTTTGTTTCAAGAACATCTTTAGCTATTGGCGTAGTTCCATTTAACCACTCAATACTATCAATGTCTTGTTCTTGAAACCTAAACTCTGCGTTTTCATTAATAGATTTTATTGCTCTAAATAAATAATTGTCTTTCATTATGCACCTATCTCTATCAATGTTATTGTTTTGTTATATTCGTTACTGCCACCAGCAATAAATTCTATTCCTGTTGTTGCTGGCTCATTTTTTGCACCTACACTATAGGTAATTTCATTTGTAGTATTTGGAGAGTCTAAATATATAATATTTAAATTGTCTTGAAATATCATATCCATACCAGAATTTTCTGGTCTATTATGTTGTGTATGTGTTGAAAATATTTCAGTTTCACTTATGCCACTATGATTTCTAAACAATTTCCATTTTGCACCAGCATAAGTAACACTAGCATTATTACTATCTACTCCATATTCACCAGAAACCATTATTAAAACTTTTGATGTAGAAGCAGAGCAAGTAATAGTATCTTCTAATCCTACACCAGAAAAATTACCACTTGATACAGTTGTTCTGCTGTTATGAGTAATGCTTTGTGTTTGTAAAACTTTACCACCACCAGCACCAGAAACACTACCAGTAAAAGCAAAGTCTTGACTTAAATCAATTCCATTAGGTTTAAGTGTTGTAAAAGGCATTATTCACTCTCCTTTGGATATTTTGTTTTGATTGCTTGGACATTTGTTTTCCATGCTTCTAATCCTTTTTCTGTAATAAATTCTATTTGCGAAGCTATACTTCCATATTCTTTTTGTCTGTTAGCTACAGCGATTGCATTGTTTTCTAATGTTGTTGCTTGGGAAGATAATGCGTCTAGTTGTGCGTCTGTAGGTTTTGCTTTTTCAGAAGTTATGTTCCATTCTTTGATGTAAACTACACCATCGCCATCATCTTGAAGTTTTACTTCTGATGTAAAGTCTGGTGTTCTACCTAAGTATGCTATTATTTTTTTGTCTATCATATTAATTTATACCCATAAAAATATGTAAAATCTGAATCATTTTCAGCGTCTTGATTACCTCCTTGTTGATGATACATTCTAACATCAACATAATCGCTTACTGCTAAATCTAAAATTGTATTTACTGATAGAGATTTACCTTGATTTTCTGTTCCATTTGCTAATCCACCAAAGAAAGCTTGTGCTGTTCCATTTTTGTAAATACCTAATCTACCAATCTCGTTGGCATTGTTTCCATACTCCATATACAATCTAGCACTAAAAAAATATTTTCCTTCTTTATTGTTAGGAACTACAAAACGATAATTTGAAGTATCATAAGCACTATCTGTATCAAAATCTTCAGTATTAAATTGAATAAGTGTATATGTTGCAGTTGCTATACTTTGACTGCTAGATAATCTTACTGCGAAACTAGGAGTATTATCTACACTAGCACTACCACCTAAAGAAACTGCCGAGCCATTTAATGTAATACTAGAATTAACAAGCATGTCATTAGTTACTGTTCCGACTGCTGGAGTAACAGTTTGAAATGTTCTGCCTACATATAAGATCTCTACTCTATCATTATTAAGAGTACCACCAAGAGTAAGTGTTGTGCCACTTACACTATAATTATCATAACTTTGAACAACAGCATTAACTGTTACCAATATATCTTGAACGCTAGAAACAGCAAAATCTAACGTAATAGTTGTTCCACTATTCGTTGTAGATACCTGTTTTCTAACTGTTTCAAAGTTAGTTGCTGGTTGTGCTCCTATATATCCCATATTATGTACTTATTGCGTCTACACAAGATACCCAAGCATCAACGCTTGAAGCTGTATCTGAAACTATTTTCAATGCATCACCAGATTGTACGACTACTTTTCCTGTACCTAAAACTTGTAAAGCTCCACCTACAGGGATTGGCATACTTTTCCCTAGATAAATATCATTAGCACCATCATTTATATATACATCAACATTAATTGCAGATGTATGAATATTGGTTACATGAATACCTACTATGGTATCATAAGAATCAGCTGTGAGAATAGTTGATGGCGAAGCACCGATATCATTACCAGTAAATCTTCTAAAATTTTGTGCCATTATATCTCCTTATAAAGCAACTGCCATGGCTATTGCAAAACCAGCAGAAGCAAAACTACTTGCATCTACTGCGGCAGTTTGCCATGAACTGCCATTATAAACTTTTAACTCGTTAGCTGTGGTGTTAAAATATAAATCACCTGTTGTCAATGCATCACCATCATTGTCTACGCTAGGATCACTAGCTTTAGCACCTAAGTATGTATCATCAAAATTATCGGCTGCTGCCTCTGCTGCTGCTTGAGCAGTTTGAGCTGCTGTTGCAGAAGTAGCCGCATTAGTTGCAGAAGTACTAGCATTACTAGCTTGAGTAGAAGCAGTTGTTGCAGAAGCTGCTGCATTAGTTTCTGACGTAGAAGCATTGGTAGCACTTGTAGCTGCGTTTGTTGCAGAGGTACTAGCAGCACTTGCCTGAGTTGTTGCTGTAGTTGCCGAGCTTGCAGCACTTGTTGCACTAGAAGCTGACGCAGTAGCACTTGTTGAAGCATTAGATGCAGATGTAGCAGCATTAGTTTCGCTTGTTGAAGCGTTACTTGCTGATGTTGCTGCAGCACTAGCTTGTGTAGTTGCAGTAGTAGCAGAAGTAGCCGCATTTGTTTCAGATGTTCCAGCGTTAGTTTCACTAGTCGCTGCATTTGTTTCAGATGTTGCCGCAGCTGTTGCTGAATTTGCTGCTGCTGTAGCACTAGCTGCTGCCGCACTTGCTGATGAAGTAGCACTAGCTGCATCTACTA